CAGTTGTTAATGTAGTAGTTCCTATTCCAACTTTGTCAGCAGAAGCATCTACAAATAAAGTATCTGTATTGATTGCTAAATCTCCAGACATTGTAAGATTAGTAATGCCTGTATAAGCACCAGTAATTCTTCCATCTGGTACTGTACCACTAGATAAGTTGTCTGCGTTTAGTGTTGCAACAGAAAAAGTTCCATAAGTTACAATGTCAATAACGTCACCTGCTGTTGCACCACTAGCTAAGACTACTGATGTACCTGAAGTAACTGTAACGTCTGTTCCGTTTAATAATTTTACACCGTTTAGATAAACGTCAATAAATCCTGCATCATACCCTAAAGTATTTCCGTTATTGTCTGAACCTGTAAATGTAGTTTGTCCACCTGTAGCTGTGTAATTAAATCTTTCTGAAGTTCCATTAACTGTACTTCCTGCATTAGCCCAACCACTTGATTTGTAGACTTTTAATTCGTTGGCAGTAGTGTCGAAATATAAATCACCCACATCAAGACTTGTGCTTGGTGCTGAAGATGAAACTCTGTATCTGTCTGCAAAACTGTTTACACCAGATATATTAGAAGCAACTGTGTTTACATTGGTAATCGAACCACCAACATTATTTACGTTTGTTATTGCTCCTGCTACTGTTCCAATATTATCTGAACCTGTTAAATCTGTAGCTACAGTTCCAATGTCTGTTGCATCTCCTGCTACTGCTGTTACGTCTGAAGATATTCCTGCAACTGTCGTTACATTAGAAGATACTCCTGCAACTGTACTGATGTTAGAATTATTTCCTGCAACAGTATTAATGTTTGTAGCATTACCTGCAACTGCTGTAACATTTGATGAAATACCTGCTACTGTCGTTACGTTAGCTGATATTCCTGCTACTGTATTAATATTTGAATTGTTACCTGCAACTGTATTTACGTTTGATATATCTGTGGCTACTGTTCCAATATCTGTTGCATCATTAGCTACTGAAGTTACATCTGAAGATATTCCTGCTACCGTAGATACATTTGATGATATTCCTGCAACTGTAGTAATATTCGTGTTGTTTCCTGCAACTGTAGTAACATTACCAGATATACCTGCTACTGTGTTTACGTTAGAAATATTGTTTCCAACAGTATTTACATTTGTAATATTTGTTGCAACTGTATCAATCTCACTTGTAGCTTCATTCAAATCATCAGCTACAGTTTCTACTTCTGAAACTGCTTCTGCTAAATCATTAGCTACAGCGATAACTTTTGTAATATCATCTGCTACTGTATTAACTGAACCAATGTTGGTAGCTACAGTGTTAATGTTTGTAGCGTTAGATACTGCTGAGTTAATGTTAGATGAGTTTGAGTTTACAGCGTTAATATTTGCTATGTTAGCATTTACAGTAGTTAAAGCTGTTTTGTTAGCTGTAGATAACCATGTGTTTTCTAAATAATTTTTAGTAGCAACATCTTGTGCTGACGTAGGGTCAGTAACATTTCTTATTTGTTTGTTAGTTGCATCATATTGAAAATCTACATTTGAAATCTTAATTACGTCATTGGCGTCATCAATAGCTTCTTGAGACATAAAGAACGCTTGGTCTGAGTCGGTATCTAGGTCATCTTCAGTCAATACTGAACCTGACGCATAGTCTACGAGCTTAGTACCTTGAGACGTCTTACGTCTAATTTCAATAGCTGTTCCGTTAGAAGGTGTACTGGTAAACGTCAGGGTAGTACCTGCCGCATTAATAGTAAAAGCTGTAGTAGCTACACCTGCTAGGGTTACTACTAGGTCTGTCTCTACACGATAACTAAATGGTATCGCAAAAGCAGACGTATTACCGTCACCTGTATAACGTACAAAACTATTAGCCATATTATCCTTCTTGATTTATTTCTTCTAAAAGGGGTACTTTATTGAGATAGTGCATTAATTAAGTCATCATACGAAGTATTACTACCTCTGACCTCATCAAAGCTCTCTTTTATAAATGTCCCACGTTTCTTTAATGTTTCTGCTAGTATTGGGTATTTGTTCCACATCTCTGCGTATGCCTTAGCTTCTGCCGCATGAATGATAGAAAGTATGTGTTTTTGCCTGTAATCATCACCTGCCACAACTCCATCAGGTAACTTGTATAAAGGGCTAGATTTATCTTTTACCAGTATTTCAAGGTAATCTTGTAATTTATATTTCTTTCCTTTATACTGGAATGTTACGAATTGTTTTTGCTCTAGCCAATAATCGTAAGCTGTTTGACCTTTATCATCTTTAATAGTTGATAGGTCTAAAGCTGTCCTTCTATCTTTTTTATCTGGTTGCCTATAATCAAATTCTCTTCCTTTATAGAAGTTTGCAATCTCTGTATCACCCCACTGTGTCATAGAAAATGGAGATGACCAAATACCTGCTTCACCACCTAAACCAAACAACCAACCATTCTTTCTATCAATAGGTTGACCTATCATGTTCCTTCTAGGCATAACTCTATCTTGACCATCAAACGGATTTAGTTGTTTAATTCTATCTGTAAATGTAAGTATTTCTTTTTGTTCTTCCTGTTGTATTCTGCTTGCATATCTTAGACCACCAGATAACGGTGCAATCTTATAAATAGCTCTGGCCAGAATAGATGAACCTACATATTCAGGGCTTCTACTTTTCATAAAATCATCACTAAAGAAAAAGTTTGCTGTTTCTAAAATGTTTCTAGTGTAGAATTTAGATGTAATGTTTCTAGTTAAACTAGCTATTACAGCCATAGATAATTCTGTAAATTTGTTTTCTACTTCTTCTGGCAACTCTTCTTGATATTTTAGAAAATCACCTACTGCGTCTACTAGGTCAGCCGCAATCATAAAAGGCATAAACACAGGGTCTAATCTGTTTAGTGATATATGTCGTCCATCATCTGTTACATAAGAGTATGGTTGCCAACCTGTGTTAGCTTCTCTCTCTTTGTTTTCTCTCCAATCTCTTGAGCCACCGCCTGTAATTTTACCTGCAATTGCAAAACCAAAAGCTGAAGTCCAAAGCAAGAAACCCATTTGCATACGAGCGTTAGCTTCTGCCGCCGCTTCAGGGTTAATGTATTTACCGTCAGCACCTTTAGCCAACATGTGTCTCATCTCTAATTGAAATTTTCCAAAATACGGAAGGTACTGCCAATTCCATTTTAACAAGTTAGATGGTGTATTAATAAAGTGTAAACCAAATGCTCTTGACCATTTGTTTCTGTTTGCCCAAGACAAGATAGCACCAGTTGCACCACCTTCAGTTTTACCTGTTATTGGGTTTACTGAGTATGCAGATTGTGTGTATGTGTTTTCTCTAGCAAATTGTAGAGGGTCATTTACTTTACTTCTGTCATTTTCAGTAATACCTGCACCGCCATCTTTAGTACGGCCTTGTTCATCTACATAATATTTTTCTTCTAATTCTCTAAACTTTTTAATAAAAGCACTTCTATTTGTGAACCTACCAGTATATAATTCAGGGTTTGTCCGCAATAATTCAGAATTAATTTGTGACGCCATTCTAGCTTTGAATGACATTTGTTTTAGAAATTCATCACCTGCTGACAATATTCTTAATGGAAACGTAGTAGCGTACGCCGCAGGATTGATTACACCTTTTTGTATAACTGTACCTACTTTACCTAATGGCTTAGTAAATACATTACCCATTTCATTTATCCATCTTTGCAGTTGGCCTTGTCTAATGCTGTTGTCATATTTTAATTGCTGACTGTCTAACAATGGTCTGCCTAGATAAAAGGCTTTGCCTGCTTTTTTCAACGCATGGCCTGTGTATACAAACTGATAGATGTAAGTTTCTAATGCTTCTCTAGCTAACTCTTTTGCTCTTGCTGAATTTTGTGGTGCAAGGTTAGCCGCTCTAATCAACATAGTAACTGATTTCCAACCAAAGATAGATTGTGTGAAACCAGATATTAAGTTTAGTATGTGTGTATCTGGGGAAGAAAGAAGGTTATTGTTTATGTATTCGTTAATTAAATCCCACTTGTCTACCTTCTTAGCATTTTGTAATGCAAGTATAACGTGGTTGTCATCATCAAGAAGTGACACTGCTTTGATGTAACCATCAATATCACTATCCAACAATGCTTTCATTTGTGGGTCTTCAGGAGCAACAATCAATTCAGCCGCTCTTTCTTTATCTGCTCTTACTCTGCCTGCTGTTGTTGCTCTTGCATAGTTTTCTTGTAATTGTTTTTGTACTTGTATAAGCTCAAGGGTTGCCTGTGCTCTTTTTCTAAATTCTACTCTAATACTTTCTTTTTCTGCTTCAGTAATACCTGCTCTAAAAAACTCATTAGATAGTTTTAATTGTGCGTCAGCTTCAGCTAACAAAGCGTCTTTGTGTGCAATAACCAATGCAAACAATTCTCTATCTTCTTTTGCTTTTGACTTAGCAAGTTTTCTTAATGCTTTAGGGTCAGCACCAAGTTTCTCTGCAATCATCTCCATTTCTTTTAGAGTAATTTTTTCTGTACCTATTTGTTCAGAGTATTCTCGTGCTACACTTTTAATATATTTAACTGCACCTATCTGCCCATCTTTGTTCATGTTATCGTAGTTGAGCTTTTCTTTAGGCGGCTTTCCTCTAACACCTAGTGTCTGTGTAGATGTATTCTTTCTTAGATTTTTAATTTTTTCATCTAGGTCTTTACCTTTAAGTGTAGAGTCTAGCTCTATCTTATCTACTTCTTCTTTAGATAAGTTTTTGTAATAAAATCTTTTTTTCTTCTTCTCTGATAAATCTTGAAATAATCTTTTACCTGTAATGGTGTCTCTGCCATAATTATGTAAATCTTCTAGCTGTTTGATAGCTTGATTTTTCATGGCACGATTAGTTAGTTTAAATCCGCCGTATGCAAAAGCACCACCAAACAATGTACCAAAACCAAAACCTGCGGCACTAGACAAGCCTGCTTGTTTCCAACTAAACTCATCTTGTATGCCTGTGTTAATCGCTGTGTTTTGTAACAATGCGTCTTGACCACCTGCAACTCCTGCACCAATAGCACCTTCATAGATTGCACCTTTTTTAATTGCTTGTCCGATAGCTTTTTGTTGTGCTTCTTTTTGTGCCGCTTTTAAAACATTGTCATTTATTTCTTTTGCAACTTTACCTTTTAATGCTTCTTTGAGAGCTTGCTTGTATGCTTGTTTAGCCGCTTGTCCACCAACACCAAAACCAATAAGGTTTACTGGGTCAGCTAACATAGCTCCACCGTTGTCCATAAGCCAACCACCAAATGTTCTATTAGGGTCGTCCCACCAAGAAGGCAATGCTTCGTATGTTTGTTGTATGTATGAAAATTCTTGCAGACGTTCTAAAGGTTGGTCACTACCTGTGGCTAACATGTCTGCACCCATAGAGATAGTGTTGTTGTTTCTCCAACTTCTATCGTTGTAAAATTTTTCTAAAATATCAGCATGAGAATATGTAGAATATATATCTGTGCCTTCTCTATAGTTATAATAACTTACTGCTGTATCAAAAAATCTTTGTGTTTGTATTTCGTCAAGAGCCGCAGACTCATTCTCTGCTTTTTTAAGAGACGCATTTTTAAATCTTTCATTACGTTCTCGTCTTACTCTTTCGTTAGTACGTTCACCAACACCATCTATTTTGTAATTTAATTCAGCCATTAATTATTTTCCTGACTTTTTATGAAAGTATCAATAGATTGTATTACAAAGTTTCTATCTACTCCCATGTATGTTGCTAGTTGGTCTACAAGGTCATCAAATCTTTCTTGAGGCATTGCTTGAACTATAGCTCCTAAATTTTGTACGTTAGCAAAAGTATCTGCTATAGCCTTATTTACAGCAGGTACTAATTTCTCTTTATTGAATTTCTGAACTTCTGCTTTTCTACTCATAGTAAAGAATGTATCATCTTCTTCACTAAATGTAGGTAGCTCAGGTTTTGTAGGGTTTGATGTAAACAATTCTACTTCATTAGAAAAAGCGTCTTCTTGATTTTTAATAGATGTATCTAAAACTTCTTGTTCTTTTTGTTTTGCTACAATATCTTTTTCTATTTGTGTAAATGGAACAGCTAGTGCAGACGGATTAGCTTCTGGGTTTGCTGAGAATATTCCAGTAATAGTCTTACCAAGTTTCTCCATAAACTCAAATCTCTCTTGTGCGTTAGGTTCTCTTAGTTTTTCTTTTTTAAAATTAGTTTCAAAATCTACAATAGATTTAATAATGTAATTATTAGCATTAAATTTTGCTTGGTCTACACCCCCAACTTTATACGTTCCCAGTCTAGCGTCTTTAAATGAGCCATCAACAATATTAAGAATTTTATTAGTTTGATTTGTGTAAGTTGTATCTGTGTAATATATAGGTGTTTTACCTGCTCTTCGGTTTTCATCAGCATAGCTATAATAAGACAACGCTGTGCCTAGCTTATCAGTAGGTATGCCTTCATCTAACATTGCTTGGAACATATCAGCAGGCGACTCATACTTACCTTGAAGCACACTACTAAAGAATGTGTCAATCGTAGCAGGGTCAGTTGTTTTAAATCTGTTTGTGTTATAGAAACCATCTACAGCATTTAACAATCTAGGGTCACCATATTGAGCTAACTGTTTTTTAGCATTTCTGACATCATCAAATGTTAAATTCTCTTTTGTCATAATATCTACAAACACACCTTTAATAGCGTCTTCGTCAGCATATTGTTTATCTCTACGTCCTTGATTAATTAGTGCTGTTTTAGTTGCATTTAGATTATTCATTAATGTTGCAACTTCTTTATTCTTTGTGCTTAGAAGTGAGCCCAAAGGATTACCACCTTTACCTATACCTCTATCAGCTCTTAGAATAGACTCAGCTTTTTCAATTTCTTCTACAGTTGTAGCTGTAGATAATATCCAAGCCGCATGGTCTATAGCCACTTGATTTAATTCTTCTGTATCAAAATAATATGCTTTACCTGTTATGCCAGACTCATTAGGTAATTGTGAATTTAATGTTTGCAGTGTCTTCCAATAATCTTCTTTTACTTTGCCCATCTTCATTAGGTTAGTGTGCATGAATTGCATAGCCGCTTCTGACTTTTTAGTATTCCAATAGTCAGCTCTCATCACAGCGTCTTGCTCTAGTGCACCTTGTCTGTACTCACCAAACTGTAATGCAAATCCATTTACATAACCTTTGTTTTTACCTTCCATGTCAGGAATAAGTTTGTTGCCTTTATCATCTGTAAGACTACTAACCCACTCTGTCCATGTTTGAGGATTTTCACTATCAAAAGGTTTGTAACTATCTTTTTGTAATTCTATTTGTTCAATAACTTTGTTTGCTTGAAATCTACCATTGTGTGTTTGAATAACAGTTTCAGCATACATACTTTGTAACTCAGGGTGTTGTCCTGCAAGTATCTCTTCATTTAGTTTTTCTGGCGTGCCACCTGTAGCATAATAACCAGACAAATAAGTATCTGCGGAAGTCTTTTTACCTTCTATATATTTATCAGCATAGTTTTCCATAGCAGGTGTAAACTGTGTTCTAAGAACTTTAACTACATCTGTTAGGGAATTTTCATTAGAGGTTGCAACCCTACCTGCGAATGTAGAGCCAAAATATTTATTAGATACTCTTGATTTATATGCCATTATTTTTATCCTTGATTTCCATACGATTTAAAGAAACGTCTATCGTCAGCAGGATTACTCATGTAATCACCACCTGCCGCTCCTATTTCTAAACCAAGACTCATAAAGCTAGGTTCGTATGCAGGTGTTATACTGTTGTACGTTCTTTGAAGATTAGCGTAAGCGTCACTTCGTTGATTGTTAAGTGTAATCATGTCACCCATAAACTCTTCAGTGATTTGATTGTATTCTAAATCTGCTTCTGTACCTATGTTTTGTACTACTCGTACACCATTACCGAAACCAAGATTAAGAGCATTAGCTGTAGCTTTCTTTCTAGCTACTTTGTTTTGAAACTCATTCATAGCTTTTTCTCTTGCCGCTCTTCCTCTTTCAGTTTCAATCTTAGACAAATCGTTTAGATATGCTTGGTCAGCATTTCTTTGTGTTTGGTAATTAGCCGCCGCTTTCTCTCTAGCTCTAGCTTTCTTTTCTTGATGACCTGCTACAGCTCCGACTATCTTCATAGCGGCAACGGCTTCATTTACTCCGCACATTTCATCTCCTTCATCATTAATAAAAATGGTATTTGTTGGTGTCCATATTTAGGGAACTCTTCTTTTACTTCAAAGCCTAACACTTGTAGCCATTTTAAAGCTACCCAGTTTCGCTTATCAACAAAATTATATAAGTGTTCGTATCCATCACCCATTTGTGATACCCAATAAGGACATTCTTTTAAAAATTGCCTAGCATGATTTCGTGCTAATTTATCATTAGACAAAAGCCAAGCGACACCAAAAGCCTTATCAGTGCTTGGTGTTGTACCAAACATGCCAATAACACCTTCATCTTTAGTGCCAATAATTGAATATATCCTTGCACCTTCTATTGTAAAAGGCACAACAAGAGCTTGTAACGGCGACATATTATCTGACGCCAATATCTCAGCTCTATCTTCTTTACGCATTTTAGGTGCTAACTCTAAAGCGTCTTTTAGAATTGCTTTCCTTACATATTTCTCTTTTTCCATATTACAGTCTTCTCGAACGTCTATGATAGAAACCTTCTATCTCTGCACTAGCTATGTGCATAGGCAGGTGTGATGAGCTTTTAATATCTATATCAACATCTGTGTTTCTGCACTGCACAGGTACTCTAAGTGTGCCAGTTGAAATGGCCACATTATTTGGTGCACCTGTAAAACCAATTACATAACCTGTCATAAACGTAGTGTTTGTATTTCTATTTTGTGGTGTTACTTCTACTTGAAAGAAACCAGAGTTTTCATAATCAAAAGATATGTTTCTAATTTGGTATCTTCCTGAAGTAACTGCTACTAATCCTTTACCAGTATCTTCTCTAATATATTGTGGGCTTAACGTATATTTAGACTCAAACGGCACACCTATAAATAAAGAAGTGTGGTCACCGTCTATTGTATATGTACTGCCTGTTGTGTTAGTTGCGGTATAATTAGTACCATTTGTTCTATCTACAGCTATCAACCCAGTCTTTGCACCGTAAGGTGACGTAAATGTGGTTTTATCTGTAGCTGAGTCATACGTCCCAGTAACGCTTGTTTTTAAATCTAAGTGCACACTAAATCCTAGTGTACTATCTTTTAAATTTCTTAAATCTAATTTCAATAATTTTGTATCTGTGTCTTCTGCAACAAATAAATAAATAAAACTATCTGAAGTTAAACCGCCTAATATTTTAACACCATTCAGTGTCCATTTAGACCAAGCTGTCTGTACTTTTTCACCTCTGTCAAAGAAATATTTATAAATAAATAATGTGTTTGCATTAGTTGCAGTTACAGGTGTACCTGTAGTGTAAGGTGCAGTCTGTGTATCTGCGGCGTCAGAGTGAAGAAATATTAGTGTGTCTTCAATCGTATTACTTATTATTTGATATGGATTAGACGGTAGCAAGTTTTGTACTGCTACAGTAATATCTAAACCATCATTTGTCAGTGTATCATCATCAGCATAGTATTCTCTAATTGCTGTGTTTGCATTTCGCTTTTGTGCAAAGTATGCAAAACGTCCTGCCGCAACTGGTGTTACAGAGTCATCATGCTCAAAACTTGACACTTCATTAAGTATTGCAGACGTAGGTGTGATTGTATCACCTGCTGAGTCTACTTTGTATTGTGCTGTATCAGAAAACAATAACAATGTTTCATTAAATGATACTGAATTTTTCAATGTATTAACTTGTGTACCAGACGCCGATATATCAATAGGGTCTGTATCTAATACTTGTGTAACTGTTGTTGCAAAGAAATTAAAGAACCCTGCATTTTCAGATAATATTAAATTTTCACCTGACAATATTCCTAATCTGTTTTTATAAAAAGTTAAGTTTTGTATTTTTTTGCCTAAAAAACTTGGGTCAGCGTTTGTATCACTGTCACCACATGTTCTATCTGTATAACTTAATTCTTTAAATGTAAATGTACCGTTGTTGTTATTAACCAATGCGTGTGGCATTGTAGAATTATTAACACCTAAAGATGTTGCAGGTGCAATAGTTTCTGTCCACACACCATCACCAGTATAGTTTACAAAGTAGTCAGAAAGCGTATCACCCTCTTCACCTGTAACTTTAATGATGACACCTGTTTTTGAATTAAACGGAAGTTTTGTAAAATCCTGTACCTCATCACGCACATGATACATAGCAGTATTACCTGCACCATCAGAAGTGCTGACTGTATAACCAGAGTTGTTGTCTGTAGGTTTTCCATAGATTACGTTGTCATAACTTTCAAAAGAAAAATGAGAAGTAATACCTGAATAGTTTGCAAGACCTTGTGATGTTGATAATGTTGCATTAGTATCCTCTCTGACTGTTTTAAATCCAATTTGTGAAGCACTACTATTCCAATATTGTGAAGAAGTGCCATACAATAAAATATCTTTAATTTTGTTAGTATCTCTAAATTCACTGTCTGTTGTTGCGTCATTACCTGAAGGCATTTGAAACACAACTTTATGTGCATACGACATGTTAGGGTGATTAAGAGTAACTGTATATTCTCTACCGTAGTTAGACGCTTTTACATATATTAAAAATTCTTCTTGTTTTGCCGCAGAAGTAGCCGTATCAGCAATAGGGGTGATAGACCTATTAACCACAAAGGTAAAGTCAGCAATATTAACCATACGAAAATCATCTTTAGGATTGCTACTATTAAGGTAACTAGCACCACTAGCAATCGTAACAGTCTTCTCATTACCTGCCAAGTCGTAGACTTTAACGCCGCCATTATAGAAAGCCACCAAGTATTCGTTATCTTCATCTCTCTGTATACTCCATATTTTAGCTGTATTCGGAAAGACATTGTTACTATCTAAAGTAGCTACAAACTCAGCCGAAGGTCTTTTACTCAAACCTTCAACAATGTTATTACTTAAATTTATTTGGTCTGTGCCTTGATTAATACCACGTTGTGTCGCTGTTTGTTGAGATATACCGTTTATAAAATTAGGTATAGTTTGCGAAACAACCGCCATTAGTAAGTCCTTCTAGTTGGTCTGTTTATAATAGAAAACGTATTAGAGTCTCCATTTAGTATATTTAAATCTGCTTCTCTACTATCTGCTTGATGGTGAGCTAAGGCCGCTTCTTGCTCATCTGTGCCAATCAATCTAGTAATCTCTTGGTCACCAATAAATCGTGACGCAAAACGTCTAGCGGTTTTCATTGTAATGAAACGTCTTGCATATTCTGGGAGATGTTCAAATTGTTGTACTAACACTACATTTAACTTAGGTGCTTCTGTAAACACGTCAGTATGATTATCTAAGTCGTATAGAAAACCATCTCTTATAGTGAAGTTTTTGTGACGAATGTCATTGTTACCATCTGCTTGAACGCAGTTAGATGGAAGGGGAATTTTATTGTTTGAGTCTAATGAAACTGTGTAGTCATATTCTGTGTTGTAATTCCAACCTTGTGATTGGATTGACATAGAAGTTTCATCTAAAATATTTTTAGCGACAGATACATCAACACTTGTCGTCCCTGTAATTGTGTTGACAGGAGCTTCGCCAATTACGGAAAGACATATATTAATGGCTTGTAGCTCTGTTGTAGGTGTTATTCTTGTTGCCATGTTTTTCCTTTTTTAAAATTAAAACTAGGCGGTTCAGTCTCCCTAGCCGCCTAGTCCTTTAAAGTATAAAGAAACTATTACGCTTCTTTAATTCCTACAGCCGCTTCTGGTCTTAGTACGCCATGACCCATAGCATACTTCGCAAGCATAAGAGTTCCTTGACGTCTAATGTCATATTCACTCTCTACTGCTAAGTCCATTAGCTTCACAGTTCCTACCGCACTTGGGTGTGAGATAAGTGCAACGTAGTTGCTTAGGTCAACAGATTGAGGTGTTGAACCACCTGCTGTTGCTGAACCTGCCGCTACTCCTGTGTTGTTGTTCTGGTCGATATCAGTAAATTGAGCTGTAGGT